AGTTCCTCCAAGCAGGACTCACACCACCATCACCACACAAAGACCTCGACCTCATGAAAGTCGTCAAGTCACAGTTCCGAATGCCCAGCAACAAGCTCGACTATGTAGCCCAACTCCTCGGCGTCGGCGCCAAAACACAACACACCGGATTCCAACTATGGCTTGACTGCATGGCCGGCGACACCAAAGCATGGAACCTGATGAAGAAGTACCAAATCCAAGACGTCAACCTACTCGTCGACCTATACGACCACCTCAAACCATGGATCAAAACAGGACCCAATATCGCAGCACACAACGGCGACGTCGCCGGGTGTCGCAACTGCGGAAGCGAACGACTCCACTCACGCGGAACACAAGTCAACGGCAAATCCATGTACCGACGATTCCAATGCCAAGACTGCGGAACATGGAACCGCGGCCACCGCACACTCACCACAACCATGAGCAACTAATGAACCACGCATACAACATCACACTGCTACTCACCACAGCCCTAGCAATAATCTGGAGAATCTAATGGGCGCACCAACGTACACCGCACCGTACACCTACTCAAAGGTGGAACAAGCAGTCGACATCATCCTCATTGTGTCACTGCTAGTCGCCATGATTGCAGTGTTTACTTTCGGAATCGTATGGGCGTTCAATGCCTAGCAAAAACCGCAGCGATCTAAAAGACCCACGCTACCTCAAAGCAAGACGATGGGTACTCGACCACAACCCACAATGCGCAATACCCCAATGCCACACCCCAGCCGACACAGTCGACCACATCATCCCCGTATCCCTCGGCGGCGACCCATACTCCGTAGCCAACATGCAACCAATGTGCAACAAACACAACGGCCAGAAAGGAAACCGTCTAACAATACCCCGGGTGGACTGGGTCAACCCTAGATTCGGAATCAAACTGACCTAGCCACCACCCACCACAAACCGACTCCCATTTTTTTTGGGAGTCACTTCCTCATCCCGCGCCCCTCCCCTCCATGCGCTTACTGGGCAAAAAGGTTTCGGATTTTTGCACGAAAGGTACAATGACTGACATGACTGAATCGAACTGGCGCGAGTGGCCAGCGACTAACCGCGGTGCGCTCGAAGCGACCCTTGACGCACTGCCGTGGCTGGAGTCCGAGCATTCCGCAATCGTTGCGTTGTTGTTGTCGACGGCTTCGTCGCTTGATGAGGAGTACACGGCTGCGAAGTCCAGCTCGTATCTTCAGGCGTTGCGAATGTTGCGGAGTGCGGCGCCGGAGGGTCAGACTGTTGATCCGTTGGATGCGTTGTTGCGTCGATGATGTTTGCCCCGACCCGGTACACGCCGACGTTGTCTGACGATTACACGTCGGACATCGACACCTATCTGCCGTACATCAAGGCGTGGTGGTCGATTACGTCGCCGGGGTTCCAGTTCGACGAATGGCAGATTGAACTTCTGCGCCGTATGACTGAACTCGATGAGAACGGTGAACTGCGTTTTCGTTCCGTTCTGGTTTCGATGGGCCGTCAGAACGGTAAGACCGAACTGGTATCGGCTTTGGGCATCTGGAGTCTTCTTCGCAAGGAGGGCGCCTACAACGTAAGTGTGGCCAGCACCAGTGAGCAAGCACGTCTGGTATATGACAGAGTCCAACGCATCATCGCTGCGAACGGTGACACACTCGGCCGTCTAATGGTGAAACTGACCGACACTCGCGGTATCAAAACGAAGCATGGGGCAAAATATGAAATCAAAGCGTCCAACGCAAACGTGCTACAGGGTATCCCGGTCACGACTGGCATTGTTGACGAGTGCCACTTGGTTGATGCGCAGGTCTGGGATGCGCTGGTGTCCGGTACAGGTGCTCGTGACAACACGATCATCATTGGCATCACAACCGCTGGCGACGAGAACTCGGAACTACTCAACCGCCTTTATCAGAACGCGGCGAAAGCGATTAGCGGTGATGAACAGTTCAGCAGGTTTGGTGCGTGGATTTGGGAAGCGTCAGAGTCCGAAGTACCGGACGACGACGACAAACTAATCGAACTGCTGACCGAAGCGAACCCAGCGTTACAGTCTGGCCGTATCGACGTCCGCAACCTGATTGACGATGTTCGAGCGTTGCCCAAAGACGACATCATTCGTTATCGACTTAACCGATTTGTGAACAGTGGCGACAAGACGTTCATTCCACTTGACTTGTGGTGGAAATGTACAAAACCGCTTGATTATGAGTTCCCACCCGGCGACGCCGTCTTTGCGATTGACCGCACACCCGACTGGGGCCACGCGTCTATCGCTGTAGCAGTCAAAACCGCTGACGACGTCATTCACACCGAGCTTGTCGCGTCGATTGTGAAACCGACGATGGAACAGTTGCTGTACCTGTGTGGGCAGTTGGCAAACTTCAACCCCAAGTCCATCCTCGTCGACGGATACACGTTGCGCGATCTACACAAAGAACTCAAACTACGCGGTTTCGCTGCGGACACCGTTACCCTGTCGGACATCGTCAACGCGTCGAGCTTGTTCTTCTCCCGTATCGCCCGTAGAACGCTCGTACACGCTGGCGACCCGTTGCTGACAGTCCAAGTACCCCGAACAGTACGAAAACTCGTTGGAGAGGGTTTTCGCGTGTCTAGGCGTGACTCTGCGGTGGAGATTGACGCAGTAATGGCAACATTGTTGGCGACATACGGCGCGGAAACTTTGCGTCCGACGCCGATTCAGGTATTCTAGTAACTAGGTACCACTCGCCCACGCCTCCGCCCGAAAGGGGGGTGGCGTGGCTCTTTCTCTCTAGACAAGGATCTAAATGGACAACGAATCCGTCAACGGCTACCCCATCCCACCAGTCGACCCGATGGACTACCTCCAATGCGATTCATGTCAGTAAGGGCTGTAACGGTTTCGCCCGGCAGTAACTCCTAAACGGCCGCTGTCGGTACGAGGGTTCGACTCCCTCACAGTCCACAAACTGTATACACTTTACGACACGCCGAAAACACTATATGTTGTGGTTTCGGAATAACGTGTCCACAAGATGTGCTATTATCTAGGTAATGGGATTTCTCGATTTCTTGGATCCGTTGCGACCTATTGAGGTGGCACGTTCAGTCGCGCGCGATTTTGACATGCAAGCACGTTCAACGGGAATCATCCCACCACCCCGGTCAGCAACCTCTGGTGTGACAACAAACGATGCACTGTCGCTTGCCGCCGTCTACCGTTCCGTCAGCATCATCAGCACGGCGATGAAACAGCTCGGCATTCACGCTTACCGTGACGAAGTCAAAGTCAACCCAACACCGTTGTGGGTGCGCCAGCCCGACGCCAAGCAGACACGCGAAACGTGGATGGAACACACCATCAACTCCCTCGCCCTTGCTGGCAACGCGTACTGGCTGATTTCGCGCAACCCTCGCGGAGAAACCGTCAATCTTGAGGTGCTGAACCCGTTCAACGTCATGATCCAAACGGATGACTATGGCAACGTGACCGGATACTTCTACAACGGCACAACGACTTACAGCAAAGAGCAGATTCAGCACCTCGCTCTTATGCGTGTACCGGGCAACGTTTACGGACTCGGCCCCATTCAAGCCGCGCAAAAAGAACTGCTCGCTGCGGTGGACACACGCGACTATGCCAGTGCATGGTTCACCGACTCGGGTGTGCCTAACGGCATTCTCAAGTCCGACCAGATGCTCTCGCCCGACCAAGCTTCGGCGGCCAAGGACGCATGGAACGCAACCGCTGGTGCAAAGTTCGGTGTCGCAGTCCTTGGCAACGGTATCTCTTACCAGCCGATGTACCTCAACCCCAAGGACGCGCAGTTTATCGAAAACCAGCAGTGGTCGGTAACGACGATTGCAAGATTGTTCGGTATTCCGGCGAACATGATGATGGCATCCGTCGACGGAAACTCCATGACCTACACGAACATGGAACAGGAACAGATGGCGTTTATTCGTTACACGCTGTCGCAGTACATCGTCGAAATCGAATCGGCCATGTCATTTTTGGCCACTCAAAAGACAGAAATCAAACTCAATGTCGACTCGCTTTTAAGAAGCGATACGCTCACCCGTTACCAAGCACACCAGATCGCGCTGAACGCTGGCTGGTTGACCATCGACGAAGTCCGTCACATTGAGGACTTGCCACCGACCACAGGAGTTGTCAATGACGGAAACGCTTGAAATCCGTGAAATGGAGTTCCGTGTAACCGACGCCGAAAAGCGTGAGGTTGCCGGTATCGCTGTTCCCTACGAAACCGTGTCCAACGGTGAAATGTTCGCCCGCGAGTCGGTGTCGCTTGACCCCGAAGCGAAACTGATGTGGCAGCACGACCAGCACGAACCCATTGGCAAAATCATTGAGGGTCGTCACACTGACGCAGGGTTTGAAATCCGTGCCAGCATTTCTGACACTGCCCGTGGCCGTGACGCAATCACGTTGCTTGAAGACGGAGTCATCAACCGATTTTCTGTCGGTTTCATCATGCGCGACTCCAAGGTCGCCGAAGATCGCACCCGTGTCGTAACCGACGCATTCGTGCGTGAAGTTTCTCTCGTATCATTCCCGTGGTATGAGGGTGCAACCGTTACGGAAGTTCGTGACGATTCCGAGTCGGAAGTCCCGACCTCGGCTCCCAACAAGGAGGAACAAGTGGAGGAAATCACTCCCGTCGCTTCCGACCTCGCCGAGGTTCGCGAAGCAATCCAGATGCTCGAGCGTGAAGTCGCTGGCATCAACAAGGTCGAGGTTCCCTCGGCGCCCGAGTTCCGTTCGGCTGGTGAGTTCCTCAAGGCACTCGCAAGCAACGACGAGAACGCTGTCCGTGCTTACACCGGTGCAACCACCGCTGAAAGCGTCACCACCCCCGTTGACTTCGACCTGATTCGTTTGGTTGAAGCCGCTAACCCCCTCGGTTCGGTCTTCGGCCGTGGCGTCACCCCTGCAACGGGAATGACCATCACGTTCGCCAAGGTTGACTCCATCACCGACGGAACTGGCGTTCAGTCGGCAGAAGGCGACGACCTCGGATACTACGAGCTGAACATCGGCACGGACAGTGAGCCGATTTCAACTTTGGGATCGCATTCCGAAATCAGCCGCCAGGCGATCGAACGCAGTTCCGTCGATTACCTCAACTCGGTTCTCCGTGGACAGGCAATCGCGCTGGGCAAGTCGCTCGCTTCGCAGCTTCGCACGAAGTACCAAGCAGTTGCTGCTGCACAGGTCACCGCTGGAAACAAGGTCACCCTCGCAAACACCAACTACGACGGTTGGGTTGCTGGACTCGCAGACGCTGCGGCGACTTACTTCCAGCCGAACGGTGTCACCATCGACGCTCTCGTCGTCGACACCGCCACGTTCAAGGACTTGCTCGCGCTCGACGGAACCCCGGTCATCTCGTTCTCGGGTGAAGCCAACGGTGCTGTCGGTTCGGCAAACGTTTCGGGTCTTCGTGGAACCATCGCTGGTATCCCGATCGTCGTCGACGCAGGACTGGACGCTGTGAACAAGGACGAGTGCGCGTTTGTTTCGTCGCTCGCTCTGCGTCAGTACACCTCGGGTGCGCTTCGTCTCTCGCAGGAGAACGTTGTCAACCTCTCCGAGGCCTTTTCGGTGTCGACCTACGCCGCTTGCGCGGACGAGTACCCGGCCTTCATCATTCCAATCGACCAGACGGCCTAGTAGTTCCACATGGCCCACGTTGCAGAGGATTTCGACGAACTGAAAGCGTACGTCGGCGCCGCAAGCGTTGACGACGATTTCGTTGACTCGTGCTGGCACGAAGCAATCGCACTCGTCGATGCTTACGTTGGTGACGCAACCGTTGACGCGGACGTCCTCAACCGTGCCTATCTGGAATGTGGGTCGGAACTCTACCACCGACGCTCTGCCCCCAACGGGGTCGCGCAGTTCGCAACTTTGGATGGCGGTTCCGCTATCCGTGTGGCTCGCGACCCCCTCGTCGGCGTATACCCTCTCGTTGCTCGCTGGATGCCAGCAGGTGGCTTGGGTATCGCATGATTACCGCAGCACGAACCGCACTGGCGTCCTTGATTGAGGGCGCCGGTGTGACGTGCATGGAGTTCATCCCCGAACGTGTCACACCCCCCATCGCCATCATGGAACCCACGTCAACGTGGATTCAGACGGGCGAAGCCTACGGGGAGTGGCGCATCGGTTTCGACGTCACACTGGTCACACAGACAGCGTCGAACCGTATGGCAACAGACAACCTTGACCAGATGGTTGAGGATGTTCTGACCGCGGTTGCTGAAGCACCGGGCTTTTACTGCTCGGATGTTTCAGCACCGGGTGTTCTTGCGGTGAACAACGCAGAGTTTCTTTCGGTGGCTCTGACGATCTACCAAATCACAAGACTGTAAAGGAAACAGTTATGGCAACTTCAACTCGAATCAAAGCGAATGCTTTGAAGCTCACGATTGGTGGCACAGATTACTGGGCTGACCTTTCTTCTGTCACTTTGCAGTCTGAACCGGCTGCAAACGAC